ACCAAATGCTTTAAATTTATTAGCGGCACCAGTAGTGGCACTGCCTGATTTATCTATGGCAATTTTGTATTCTTGCTGCGATACAGTATTTGCTACAGTATTTTCAGAGGCATACTGATTTGCTAAACCCAATGCATTAGTTGCTTGCGCTGCTTGAGTCGCACCAGTTGCTGTGTTTACGTACTCGCGTGTTTGAGCCGCGAAAATTGCAGGATTAACACCGGCAGGAGCTCCACCAGGTTGAAATTTATCTCCGGCAAATGACATCTTAGGAAGCAGTGCTACCGCCTCATCGTATGAGACTCCCAATTGTTCCATAACCTGCATAATGATGTTACCACGGGCAATTACATCATTAGAAAATTGGGCGAAACGATCATCGGCTATTTGAGTTGCTTCAGCGATACCACCAAGATCTTTGGCCACTACATCAATGACAGAATCGGTTTCGATTAAACCTGAACCGAGTAACTTAATACCACTGCTAAGGTTGACTACTCCATTGTTGACCGGGTCAATGCCATCACCAAGATTAATAACCGCCTTGCCTGATGCGGATATTTCATTGGACATCTGAAGTCCGCCGGACCCCAGTTCCTTGAACCCTTGTGCCAATTGAGCGTTTAGCACTATTACAGTGCGCAACTGTTCCTCATACCCGGAGGGTAGAGCGGGATAACCACCGATTAATTGTTTTCGATTTGGATCGTAATCAGAACCTGCGGGCAATGCCAGAACGGGTTTAACTGAATATATTTTTTGTAGCGTATCAAGTAATGTAACTGCCTCGGTATTCGCGCGGCGTCCTGATTCTGCTGCATTGTTAAATATTTGTGCAACATTATTTATACCCGATGGAAGCATCAACCTTTGAAATGTTTGAACTAGTTTATTTGCCTCCCCCTCAAGTCCTACAAACGACTGCATAGCCGCCTGATTGGAGGCGTTGTCTACAATGAACTTTAGTGTGACAAGAAGATCTTTACGATCCACGCAACTCCTCCTCAAGCCGAATATATTCCGCTTCGATGGACATTAGATCTTCAACAACCCATACCGGTTGCTCCATAAATCCACCACTAAATGGTAATGCAGATTTGTTAAAGAATCTCCAAACTAACCAATTCCACCATGAAGCGCCCAAGTCGTGGATTTGTACCACAATTTCTTCATTCTCATTTTTATCCGGAGGTTTTATAAGCTCGATGAGCCGCTTGGTCAGCTCAATGCTTTTTTTACGTCCTCTTCATGCGCAGCAGCAACGGCAGCAACCATAACCGGATCGATAGGTTGATCTGGTTCAGGTGGCGGCGCTTGTGGTTTCCAATCAGGGTTCAACAGCCAAACGGCACCAGCCCAGTCATCAACGTATTTACCGGGTAACTGGCTAAACTCTTCAAATGTGGGCTTGGTTTCACCACACCAATTGGTGACACCAGCGATGCAGTCGGGGTAAAATACAACGTGCAATATCTTTGTATCAGCATCTTCCCCGACTGCATTAATTGCCTCAAGCCGTAAATTGCTTCGGCGAAGTCGTGCGATAGCGGTTTCTTCTCCGACAATTACACGACGAACTTTAGTACCTTTAGTGAATGAGACTTCCTTGGTCTCCATAGCAATCTCCTTGGATTACACGAACAGTTGATTAGTTGGTTTCGTAGAATGTTACAAGTGTTCCGGTGGTCGGAGCAGTCGTAAACACGATTGCCGCCGTAGTGAGTGTTGTCGCCGTATTTGGCGTACCAGCACCAGTGGTATCTACGATCCAGGTTTTGATTTTTGCAACCGCGGCTGCGGCTGTGGGCAGGGCGAAACTGGTCGTGACGCCGTTTGCAACGAACGTTACGATTTTTGGCTTGAATTCCGAAGCGCCGCGTAAACCCTGCGCCCGAGCAATATTCTCAGCGGTTGTGGTGAAGGCAACTCCCCATGGATATTTTGTCACGAACTGCGGACGAACTGCGTAGGTGCGTTCCTCTGCGGTGTCGGTGAAACCAGACTCACGAGGGATGACGTAGCAGCGGGGGAATAACCGCATTTGCCAAACACGTTTGCCATACGTTCCACTTGCTGGATCGGTGTCAACGGCTTGACGGTACGCGAGGGCGAGTACTTGATTTTCATTGCCACGCTGATTCGTGCCGATCGGGAATAGCTTTGCTTCACCGACAGTCACTTCAAGCACACCAGTTAGTACGGTATCAACGTCGCTGGATTGTTTTCCAACGGTCATTTCTGCCGTGATCGGAGTCTTTGGCGGAAGAATGTCCAGCGCAAAAACGCTATCATCGCCAAAATGCACAATCTCAGTCGGGTCAGGATCGGTGACCGTCAGAGTTTTGGCACCGCTGATCTGCACACCTTCGTATGCTGCGGTACCGGTTGCGTAGGGAATTCCATTTGCATCAAGCTTCAAAATTTGAAGATGACGAAATCCTACACCTGAATTAATTCCTGTTGGAGCACCCATTTGTTATTCTCCTTATTCATTACTTGCATAAACACGATTGAATAGTTCAACGACACTTATCTGAAATTCTGCACCCCAGTATACACCGATAGGATTGGTAGGAGTACCTGGCCAAACCATTCTTTTAGGACCGGAATCTTTTGTAATGTGAGAGTACAGGATCCCGGTCAAGTTGCCAAGCGATGGTCTTGCATAAAAATATTTTACTACAACATCAATCCACGGTTCAACTAATGCTTCACCCTCGCCCTCTTCGCCTTCAGCCGCAGGTTTTACAAGAAGCCACATCAAAAATTTCCTTGTAACCTGCACCACATCTTCACCGAGGATTTCATCGTCATAATCTGCATCTCTAACGAAGTTCAAAAATGCCGGCATGTTGGCCGTCGGCACCATACTACGCGGCAATTGATCATACGCTGTTATTACTACAGGTGCGGTGACGGGTATAAGCAGTTGTAAATCATGCAACCGGGTTCGTATAGTATCAATGCTCATTATGCGAATCCCAACCGTAACACGGTTAGTTTGGCCAGACGATCACGGATAAACTCCGACACATCTTTTGGTGTTTGAAATGAAACACCGTCGATAGTAAAGGAACTTGCCAGAGGATTAGACTTTAGATTGTAATATCCAACCGATGCAGCAGCAGTAAGCATTGTAATATCATGACCCGCAGACCAGATGTACACTAGAGAACTTATTACGTGCAACACTGCAACAGACCCGTTAATTGCGCGCTCAACGGTTAACGTATCAACGGTAGTCGGTGGAGTTGCAGTAGCACTTGCGTACGAAACTGCCGACACGTACATGTACTCATCGTCAATTTTAATGATCATACCAGGAAAAAATATCCCCGGCGTAGCTGTAAATGATGTAGCCGAATCGCTAATTTGTGCACTCAGTACGAATCTCCATTGCCAACCTGCAGTACGATCGTAAATGTTTCCCCATAGACCAACAACTGTTATGGCTTTATCTGGTGTGCCGGTTACCGATGAATTCTTCCACACGGACACAGTCGGCAGCAGTCGTATTTTATGCTTTGTTGGAGAGTTGAGCTCGTACAAAATTAATTTGGTGATGTCGAGCGCAGCGCCATCACCATTTGTTACGGAGGTTAATGAGATCAATTCATCGTTTAATTCAAGATCGTAGGTGTTGTATTTTGGAGCGTCAAAGTAACGGGTTTCATACATCGGGTAGAATATACGACGAGCAATCCGGTCAATGTCACGCGATACTTGTCGTATAAACGACAGTATTAATGCGTCATCACTGGATTTTTGACTTGAGAGATAAACCTCTCTCGTATCATGAACCGTGGTATATTCACCGTATATATTCATTTAGCGGCCTCAACCGAAATTGTTTCAGTAAGATGTTGATGATTAGCCATAAATGCAGCATGAACCTGGTAATCAACAAAGGTTTTTGCAGCATGCGGAATTTCAATTGCAGTATCGCAATAGTGCCAAATTCCAGCCTGCTCACAAATACGACCAAAATACATATCTTCCGATGGTACACTGCCATCAGTCGGATACTCGTACCTAAAGTATGGCGGTGTATAACCTTTATGTAAAAGTTCCAAAAATACCCAACGACGAATGGATATTGCAGAAGTAGAAACGATGGCGCATTGATACAAGTTACCAATTACTATTTCAGCCAATGAGTGCAGTGAACCGTTTGCTCGAATAAAAAATAAAGGATCGTAAGGTTCACCACGACGAAAAGCTAATGCACCAACAACACCTTGTTCATGATCATGCACTGCAAGTCTACCAACGATATCCGCTGGATGCTTGTGGTCACCATCCAACATTACTAATAGATCGTTATCTCTTGTTGTATTTGCCATGAATGTTTTGTAAAATTCATTCCTGGCAACATCGGTACGGGTGTACCCAAAACGAAGATGCTTATAACCATTGGCACCGCAGAATTCCGCTACATCTAACATAGAATTGTAGCATTCATCATTAGCAGCACCGGCACGTTCGCATAAAGCTGCGTAGTAAACAACTGGATTATTCATTGATAACCTCTTTATAATTAACGATTAGACCGCGGTAAAGCGCGATAAATTTCTCAAGTTCAGTTAAGCATATTGCAAAATGACGATCCAAGTCCGATCTATCTCCAGGTTTTTCTTGACGCAGTAGAAGATACGTGTCTTGTAATTTTGCTTCCGTAAGTTTTTCAGCTTCTGTCATTGCATCTGCTTTACTCTAAAGTCCCCGGTGGCATAACCACCACCGGGGACTAATCCCGGAGGAGATAATGGATTACTGACTTGACCGCTTGAGATTCTGAACAAGCACAAGCAGGTTGACGGTGGCCGTAGTGCCGGTGATAGTTGTTACAGCGGCTTTCATGTAACGCTTGGTGGGTTGAACGTGGTACTCTTTGACGAACTGGGTGGTGTTCGTGCCGTACAAACCAACAATGGTGTCGCCAGCAACCGCGGTATAAGTACCATCAGTGGTATCGCATTCACTGAGTCCCACCGTAAAGGTGGCTGCAGTAAGGGTCTGGTAACCAATGATAACCTTTACTTCACGGCGAGAAAGAGTCGCGGACGGTAGCATGTCCACAGCTCCGCTGGTGTTGACTGCAGTGCTCGCAATGAGGTTAAGCAGGGTTTTGATTTCATACATCTTCTGATTCATGTTGTTTTCCTTTTAATCGATGATCGAGTAATCGAGTGGCGCCGGAATACCGGAGTATTCCGGCGCGGATGATTGAGTGATCGAGTGATTAAATTACGTAGTGCACTTCATGTCCTTCAACCGCCAGGGTTGAAGTAGTGCGGCGCCGAGACGCTTACGAGCGTAGATGGCGACCAGGTCGCGCAGACCAAGAACTTCACGGAATACTTCAATCGACAGACCAACACGATCTGCGATATAGTAACCCTTCATATCGCCGAATACCAGCGGATAAGTGTTGGTATCGATATCAGGAACGAATTGAGATTTCTGAACATCATAGCCAAGCAGGGTTGCGGGCAAACCGCGTACATAGTTGGTCAAGCCGGGAGCATCGGTAGTCTGCCAAAGTGGACGACTTTCAGCATCACAAATACCACGGATTGAAGAGTAAGTGCGCTTGTTGGCATACCACTTGGCGTTCGTTTCGTACTGCGGAGGTAGAGCGCCCTCAAGACCGAGGATACCCTTGGTTACGGCAGCGGAAGGAGTTGCAGCAGAACCCCAGAGGATTGCGGCTGCGGCACCAGATGCAACGTACATACCATCACCGGTACCATTAGCAACAGTGGCCATAGCGTGCGCGAGAATTCCCTCAGGTGAACCACCACCAGCGCCAGTCCAGAATGCATCTTCCTCACCGAGAGCAAAGGCTTCAGACATAAGTTCGCTGATGTAACCGAGTACATCAAAGCTGTTATCTTCCATCATACTGCGAGCCAGGAAGATTGCAGCAGTTGCAACGTTGATCGGGATGATGTCACGGCCGGCGATTGGATTGGTTGCTTCGGAAATATTAGCGGCAGGAGCGTCGCCATTCCACGCGAAGCGCACACCACTGGTGTACTTCTGATCAGTGGTATACTTCACAGTTGGAAAGGAAACCAGGTCGGAACCGGTAGTAATGACAGTAGCGTTTGGACGAACGCAGGCCATAGCAGCAGACTTTTTGATGAGTTCACTGCGATAGTCCGGAGGCATCCAAAAGCCGCCGGCTTCATCAGTACCCGCTGAGAGAACCTTCAATGCGGTGGCTTTCATACCGGCGCGCCAATCGGGACCAAGTTTCGATTTCGCGCGCATATGCATAGCAAATGCGTCCTGGTACGCGGGCGACTTCAAGATTTTCAGTTGAGCTTCGCCCTCAGATTTAACGGCGAACAATTCGCCAGAAATCGGATCCTGAGTAACGCCATCAATGATACCTTCACCATAGGTTGCTTCACGACTGAAATTAGAGCGAACAGCGCTCTGTCCGTCGGATGCCTCAGACCATTGCTTAAGTGCATCAGCACGAGTCTGAACATCGATCTGGGTACGAATACCCTCGGCCTTGGCAACAATTGCCTTATAAGCCGTTACCTTCTCTTCGGGCCAAACCGAATCGCCGAGTTCCTGCTCGATTGCCTGGGCACTTTCGCGAAGAGTTTTAAGTTCTACTTGCAGTTTTGATGCCATCTTACTCTCCTATGTACATTTTTACGGACGCGAAAATTCGATGGGCTTTATCGACCAATGCTCGCGTCTGCTCAGCAGGCGCCTCCGAGCTCGGAAAAGTGAGTCCAATCGATTTTAAATATTCAACAGCACCTTCAGTGATCATGCGGGGTTCGCACGGTACATCAGTTAGTGCTGACGCAAACCATGGCCAAGTCTTTAACCACGTTGATTTACCACGCTGTTCACGTTGAACATATTGTGGTGCGGAGTCACTCGACGTTCCAATGACTCCCTCTTCAATTAACGCATCCACTGCTTTGCGATAGCGGTGCGCGCGATCCAAATGTGAAATAGCCCAACGACCAACTTCATCATCACCCCATTCAGTAGTCTGTCCAATAACCGGATTATCTTTCATCGATTCATCTTGAGCATGATCCCATGTCAACGGACGTGGACTCTTGCCCATCGTTGAATCCCAGAAATTAGTGTTCTTTAAAAAGAACTCCCGCTCAAGATCGGTTTTAACGGCGTCACCCCAGAGAAAGGGGTAGTGGAAAATGCGATCAGTGCCAATGAATTTGACAGCAAGCAGGGATTTTAACTTGTCGTCAGACATAGAGAGTCCAAGCGATTTGGCGTATGAGAGATC